GCTATCGGTACATTCGCTTCACATCCACATCCCTGACAACTGCACCCATCTTCGGCTTTACATATACATTGTTCGGAATCTGCTTCCTCACAATTACAGATACACTCGTGGTCTAAGGCATTGTCCATAAGTCCCCCCTCTAATTGTGTTAAGAATGATCTAATTAGTAGTATATGGTTAACCTACGCACGTTTACATATGACTAGATTAACCACATACTACTAATTAGATCGCTTATATTATTATACTGTTAAAGTAACCAGATTTTATATCAAATGACTGTCTCGGTATTTTTCTTGTTGAGTCCTATTATCTAAAGCGCAATACTTGCAATGTGTTGGCTCTACTGGCTCATCAATATGTTCTATATGTTTATACAGTTCATACTCTTGGTCTGCGTGGTCGTGATAGTTATGCCCGCTTGGCAAATGGAAAAAATTTAGTGCCTGAGTAAGAATGTTTGTCATTTTTGGTTACTTGTAACCCTCCTTAATTTTAGTTCTCATTTCAGTTAAATGTTCGGAAAAAGCCTCCTTGTCTTGTTTCCAATCAGGATAAGCTTTGTCCATCGCATACTCCGTAACAGCCTCAACTTTAATTTCATCAATTAAATTATGTACCCAATCAACAACGGAATCCATATCATTGGGTAAACTTTTAAGCATATCAAACCAACCCATTGATGGTGTACTAGGTACATCAGAGTCAGCACTTACTATGTCAGTATCTAGTTCTAGCTGTTCAGTTTTAAACTCTTCGGTCCAACCTATTAAATTATCTTCAGGTTTATCCGAATCTTTTACTAAATCCGTCGGGGACTCCTCTAAAAGCTCGAAAGCATCGTTTGAGTCCTCTTCAGTCTGATCCTCGGTTCCTTTATCCTCTTTAGGTTCTGCTTTCTTAAACGTAGGAGCAGAATCGTCTAAATATTCCCCTAAATGTTCCCCAGCTTCATTTACATACCACGGCGGTTTATTTTTTAGTGGAATGCCTTCGGCATCAGCTGCGGTTTCTACCACTGGCGTATAACGCATAGCAGCTTGAGGCTGTTCAGATGGAAAACCTTGCTCTCTTAACAGTTGATGATGTTCTGCATCGCGTCCAGCGAAGTTGTGTAAAGTAGGAAAGGTTTTTCCCGAAGTTACAATATCTTCTTTTTCAACCCAGTTTTGAAACGATTCAAAGAAATTAATATCACCATTTTCTTTATAAATTAAATCAATGGGATTATGCGGTTCTATATCTTCTTTTTCTAAGTGTATAAGACAACTTCCATCAGTACATGTTGTAGTAGCTGCATCATGACCTTTAAGAATATCAAACCCTGCGGCTTGGTTAACGCCTTTTTCGCAAACAGTAATTTCAGCTAATTCCATTTCGTCTACTTGCATGTATGGCATTAAACCTTTTTGTAAGTTTTGAGTTTTAGTAGCTGAACCGGCAATTGAATATGACTTTAATTTCCCTTCATTAATTTGCTCTAAAACTCTATTAGCAATTTTAGTGTCTTTGCGAATTTCAGTTACAAAGAATAAACCTTTTTCATCAACACCTGATTTAAACACTTGCCCCGTTTTACTTATATATGCTGGTAAAGCCCATCCTACTTGTACGTCAGAATGGAGTACCATGGTGTTTCTAGTTCTAAAGTTCGACATATATTTATCAAACGCTTTAGTTAATGCATCAGTAGTAATTAAATGGCCTTCACGGTCAATAAGCTCTACACTAGCTGGACCGCCTACAACAACAGGTTCAGAATCTATATCCTTAGCTGCTTTTTGATAAATAGGATCTTTTGGATAAGCTCTCGATAAAGTTAATATTTCAGCATCTGACGCAATTCCAGCCTTAAATAAACGTTTGTATTCGTCTAACGCTTCAGTAATGTCCTGAGCAGTTGTGCGTCCAAACTGTTTTTCAATAACAGTAATGCTTGCATCATCTGATATAGTTTGATACATATACTGGTTTGTTGATTCAATTGTAGTCATTAGACCCCCCAGATTACGCCTCTGATTGTAGGTGTGCCTGATGCAGATATTACAGAAATATAATCTGTAAATCCTAATGGGATAGTTGTTTCAAATGCTTCGCCCGCTCCAATAGGTATTCCAGTGCTAGAAGTAGCAGTAGTACCTATAGCTAAATAAACAATTTCACCACCCGTACTTGATTCGTTAGTAACCTTCATACCTTTAATAGTGGTCATGCCTCGTTTTTTAATTGAGCTAGAATCGTTAGCGGTTCCAGTCCATTCGTAATTAACTCCGCTAGAACCGTCTACATAAGTCGAAGCTGTAGCAGTATCCTCTCGTACTTCAAACATAATCTTATCAACATAATAGTTAATGTTATGTTGCCCAGCAGTAGTTACATATAATCTATATGCGGCTGAGGCAGTAGATCCTGGAATCGTATAAGTGGTAGTTATGCGTGTCCAACTTGTTGCTAAATCAGAGCTATCAGATACAGCGTGTTGTACAGTATTTGATGTATCTTTTACTTCTATCTTAACAGCACCTGATGCGGATGCTCCACGATGCTCAACTTGGACAGAAATATGTTGTGGGTTTACACTAAAAGGAATTTTTGGAGATTCCCAGTAAAAGCCCTCATGGTTAGCTGAGTTTGCAGGGTTTACTAACAAAGAAGCAGCTCCTACTGATTGTTGTGCTGTACTGCGAGAAATAGCTGATCCCGAAGCAGTAAATATACTTATATCAGTAGCTTCAATTCGGGGATTTTGTACCCAGTTTGTAGCAATTTCGCCTTGTCCGGGTGTAAATAAAGTTGAAGCTGTTGTACTAAGAGCCTCTCTAAAAGGACTATATTTAGTAACAGCGTGTACCGATTGACGGGTAGAATAATCTATATCCCATTCTCGTTGGTCTGTATGTCTTTCATTTGCCATACGTATTTCTCCTAATCGTTCATAATGGAGGACACAGTAACCATACTAGCAATCACAGCTGCTCCGTGAGCTAGTAGTATCCCCATTAAAAACATTAATGATTTTGCTCCATAAAACCTACTTCTCCAATCCCTTAAATCTTCTAGTTCCGAATCTAAACTTTCCAGTCGACTGCATAAGGTTTCATTTAACTGTGACTGGGTGGCTATATACGTATCTAATCTTTCCATGTACACTGCTAGGTCAATGGAGATTTGGTCAGTTGTATCAGCCATTTTTATTCACCTAGAATTCAATTTTAATATTTTGGTGTATATACTAATGTAGGGGGCCCGCTAGAGCCCCCTACGCTGTAGACCTTATAGATTAGCTATTGAGGTCCGCAATCTTGGATTGAACAAACATGTTCTTGCATCGCAATTCACCCATAGTATAGAGTAGACCTCTTACTACTAACGCATTAGCTGCGAAGTAGTCTCGGTTTTCAACATACTGAGTAGGTTGTGCAACAGCAATTTCTAGGTAGTCTGTGTCTAAGACATAAACATTTGATCCTAGAACTGCGTCGTTAGTTGCGACTGATTTTGGCACGTCTGCATCTGGGAGTATTGGAATTCCCATATACGTTGCCAGAACTAATCCAGTTCGAGTGCCTGGGAAAGTTCTTTCTGAGCCTACGCCGACCTGATACTCTTCTTGACCCATGTATCGCTGGTTAGAGCTTAACAGTCTTTCAAGATTAAAATATTGGTCATGTCCTAGTAGGATTAGCTTTGGCTCGCCACCGTTTTCTCTAATTTTCTGAATAGCAGTATCCAGCATAGCGAGAGTTAAGTCTCTACCGCTACCGCTGTTATAAGAAACAGATGCGCCGGCATTCCAGTTTCCAGAAGCTCTGTCATTAATAGTTAAGTCATAAGCTCTTACTCTGGAAGTTACGCCACCTACAGCAGCTCCGTCTTGCATAACAATGTCGTCGATGGAAGTCATTCCACCTCTGCTGTAAATATAGGCTATATCACCATCGGCAAAAGTAGTTCCGGTGGCTACTGTGACAACACCAGTAGAGGTGTTAACTGCGGAAACAACAGAACCAGTTTGTCTGTCGTGCCCAGTTGCTGAAGCATCGTATTGTGCTACAGCGTCTCCAACTTTAAAGTGCTTTGCAATAGATGCTGGCACAGTAAAGGTGGTGGTAGCTCCTGCGGATGTTAGATACGCAGAACCTGCCAATAATTCTTCGTTAATTTCTTTAACGTGGTCCATTTGTGCATTTTCGTTTTCCAATGCCAAAACATCACCAACACCGCCTTCTAATTGTGCGGAGAAAACGGACTTCACGGAAGCACCGAAGGTTGTACCTACGATTCTTGGTAGTGAAGAAACGGTTTCTATATTGGAAATGTCTAC